GTTTATGTAGCCCTTATCCAGATCGGAAAGACGCTTCTTCATCTCTTCGTTCTGTTGCTGGACTTGCTGGGCGTAAGTATAGGCTGCTTCCGCTTCTTCGATAGCCTGCTTACGCTTTGCTGTTAATTGATTGATACGTTTCTTGACGTTTTCACTGTAATTTTCTAAATCGTCAGAATCTGCGCCATTTTCATCTTCCCGTACAATTGTTCGGGTTTCTTCTTTTTCAGAAGATGCGGAAACGCCATCATCAACGACAACAGCGCTGTTGTCATCGTCAAAATCAAAAGATACAGTTTCCTGCTCTTCTGCAATAGCTTCTTGATTTTCATTCATGTTCATAGCTCCCACTATACATAAGAAATGTCGGCTGGGTCAAGTATTGTTGCGATAATGTTGTCGTCATTGATAAGTCTTACTTCTAAATTATCAACTTTAAAACGATTACCGGCATATCTTCCCATTAATACCCAAGACTTCTCACGACACCACGGCCCAGAAGGAAACTTACTAGCATCCATATATGCGTCTGGCCCAACTTTAATCACATAAGCTGCAACAGTCGCAAAGCTTTCACGCTCACGAACTGAGTCAGGAATAATGATTCCCCCAGCAGACTTCTGCTTCATGTAGTAAGGAATTACCAGCAAACGGTAGCCAACAGGCTGTGGCAGGCGTTCAATGGCGGAAAGATCCATCTGTGATGGGTCTTCTGTATTCTTTTGATTTGGGTCTTCTGTCTTTTCAAAACCCTTTGATATTGCTGCCGGTACAGGACTCGATGCACCGCTCGTTGTTGCCATCCTCTCAGGGACGAATAGTTTTTTAGCCATCTTCTAGCTCTATGCCTTTCATCGCGGATTTTATCAAATCTTCAGAGTAGGTCATTCCGCGTATTTGCCCCACTATGAACCGGTAGTCGTTCCAGTCGCCTACCGAACCATCCGCCAGTCGCTGAGTTAAGTCACCCTTGCGCTGGCGTATGTCCTTCAACATATACTCCGCTAATTGTATAGCGTCCATTTACTTCTTCCCAAAAAACTTACTTGCTGCCCGTGTGCCAAAGCTGGCACTAACGATTATTCCCAAGGTATAACGATAATACTCCGGCATTGCATCTAATGCAGAAAACCCATCAGTTACAATCTGTCTTCCCCACTCTCCGCAGAAGGCTAAAATAAGCGGCACCGAAAATAAAATTGTAAGCCATTCGTCCTTCCAGCTTGATTCAGAAGCATCGGCCATTTTGAGATCCCAGTCAATCTCTCCAGTAGCCTTTTTCTCCATAATGACAGCTTCAGCTTTAGCTTTAGCTACTTTCGCGCCAGTCTCTGCTTTTTTTGTTTCGACTTTGCCTTCTAGCCATGTTCCAGCGAGATTAGCAATAGGGCCTATCAGTGCCTGAATCATTTCTTCCGATTCCTTTCAGCCTGCTCTTTTGTTGTTCGGTTGTGCATATCCCACATAATCATCATGTCGAAAGCCTCCCCTTCGGCAACGCCTGACATTTCCAAGACACAGGCCGATAACCCTTCATGTGAGCGTGAACAGCCCTACCCATTTCTAAAGCTCTTTTCTCGCAGCGCTCATAAGATCTGTATGGCCCAAGTTGATCCTCTAGCTGCCAGCATTCAGTTGGCTGAAAGATCATACAAGCTAGTACAAGGGCCTGATACATTATTTTTTACTCATCCAAGCACTCATGCCCATATACGCACCAACAATGCCAGCGCCACTCAAGTAGAATAAATTACTGATGTCGCCCAGCGCTTTAACACGATCAATATCAACAAAGAACATCGCTAAAGTAAATGCACCCATAGCAATCAGGGTGTAAGTTGCCATTCTTCGCTGTGCCTTTAGCTTCCTAATCTCGGCTTCAGCTTTCATAATTTCTTCAGCTTGCGCTAACTCCTCGTCAGTTACTACGCCATCTCCATCAATGTCGTATTTGTCGTATTCACTCTTTGTTTGGAATTTTTTCGGCAAGGTCATAAACCTTCTCGCTACAAAAGTCGAAAACGTCTGACACGCATGACAGCACCCACCCCACGAGGGACAGCGCCGCCTTCGCGCATTTTAAACCCATATTGACCAGTTTTGTGATCATAAGTGTATCCTTTCTTACCGGCCTTAATAGCCTCTTTGATTATATCCTGTTGTTCCTTGCTCAGACCAAGCATCAGATCTTTTAGAGGCGGTGTTTCTTTCTTGCCAGACATTAAAAGACTCCTTGAAACCGCTGCGGTCTAGCGATACTGGAAAAACGACTAATTACTTTTTTTGGACTTCTTTTTAAAGAAGCCTTTTGAAGCTGCTGGCTTTGCCTTGACTGGGCCGCTGTCGATGATGACGGGCTGTTCGATGACCTTGGCCTCGACAGGCTTTGGCGCGACAATGACTGGGGCCTCTTGCTTGTTACGGGCATTTCTACGCTCCACTTTTTTAGCCTTTTCTACCTCGGCTACTTTTCTGTTAATTGAACTGGCGCTCATTGCATTTTACTCCGTAGGTTTGCCGCAGCGATCTCACGCTGGGTCTGAATACGTTCTTCGGCAACGCGAACCTTGTCCGAGTTTGCCTCTTCTTGAAGATCAATCCTCTGCTGGTTCAAGAGAATGTCATTACGCTCCTTCTCTCTTTCCAGATTTTGCTTTTCTTCAAACTGCCGCGCTTTTTCTTGTATTTCTGCGCCGCGAAGAGATAGCTCCTGCTGTCTGATTGCTACCAACGGATCAGATTGGTCAGCAGGAGCAACTGCTTGTGCATATTGTTCAGTCAACTCGCCCGCCAATTCGGCTGCGCGGCTTTCAACTTCTGCCTGAACTTGCTGCATCATTTGTGGATTCTGTTGCATCATCATCTGAGCTTCTGGTGTTAGCTCGGACATCACTTCCTGCTGTGCCTGCGCCTCTGCCATCATACCAATATGCTCAGAGATGTGACCCTGAAGCGTCATGATGATATTCGCGTTAGCCTGCGCCGCAGGGGTCGAAAGCATAGCCAAGTGAGCCTCAATATGGGCTGGATGATTTTGCTGTGGAAACGCCTGCAACCGCTGGTTGCGTAAAGCCTCCTGATTTTCCTTTGCAGGGTTCATTGGCTGCGGCTGTGGTGGCGCTGGCAAGATCGCGTCAATGTTTGTGACCCCAAGAGCCTCATACATTTTACGATAAGCTTGATACAAGCCCTGCGGCCCGCCATGAATGTCTGGATTAGACTGCACAAGCTGCAATTGTGTTTGTGCCAGAGCGATTCGCTGCGACATAGAGAAAATGTTCGGGTCAGAAACGGGCAGTACATCAATACGATCATCAAAATCTGACTGCATAATCTGTTGAGGCGCACCAGAAACCGCATATGGATATGCGGGTGCCATGTAACGCGAAAATACATTTGCCAGAAGCTTAAATTCTACCTTCTGCGAGTAATGAAGACGCTTATGAATGGCGCTCATCACCTTCGTGCCGCGCTCCATGATAGCCATAGTCGTGCCAACAGGATTTTCACCACTCATTTCGCCAACTTTAGCATCAGCCATAGACGCAAAACGGCGACCAGACTCAATCAATGAACCCAAAAGGCTGTAGAGCGTCTGTGAAGGCTCCTTAAACGGCAATGTCATGACTGACTGACGGATATCCATACCAGCGGCGTCAATATCACGGAATTCACCGGGCTGTAGAGGCTCGTCTTCGTCCCTAATACGCGCACCACGGGCTTTAAAGCCTGCCGGTAGGTTAGACAGCGTTCCAGCGTCAATAAGCTGCCGTAGGATGCTTGTAGAGGCTTGTGACAGCCCTCCAATCATGTGGGTAAGGCCAAAGCCGTAGAAACCCAAGCCGGGAAGGAACTTGTAATGCACAAAATACTGCTTCTGACGCATCAGCGGGTCTTGAGCGTCATAGTTGCGCCGCACAGACAAAACTTCACCACTAGACTCTACAATCGTCACAATATACGGAAGCTTCAGGCCGCTAGGCTCCCCATCTTCACGCACATCTTCAAAGCCGGGAAGATCAATGGATGTGTGAACTTCGTAAAGCGTCACTTCTTCAGAGCCAGAGCCGGACAAATGTACGCCTTGTGCCTTGTCGATAGACTCCTGAACCTCACTATAGTCATCTGAGTCCATGCTGCCATCAAGATCAATATCACGATAGAAGCCAGAGATCTGAAGCTTCAGAACCTCGTTCTTGTCCATACGAATGACATGAGTGATACGCGGTGATGTAATCAGGTCTGTCGCACCATAAGGAACAACCAAATCTTCAGCATGAACAAACTTGCTAACTGCACGTTGCAGAAGTGGATCAAAGTAAACTTTGCGGAAAGTCGAGCCAATGATCGGTAAATAGAAAAGCATCTGATCTGTTTCAGGATCATACTCTTCCATTTCGTAAGTGATCATGTAATTCATGTAATCTTTGATGCGCTGCGCCTGCTGCGACATCTCAGGTGTGTCCATGCCAATAACCTGTGTACGAACAGGGCCACCGGCAGGCAGCATCTCACGATAAGCTTGCGCTTGGAACTGTGTGACAGACTCAGCAAGAAGCGGATGCACAACGCCAGAAGCTCCCTCAAATGGCTGGGTGCGCTCCTCGTAATTCATGCCAAGCAATTCAATGCCGCGCTTGTAAGTATCTTCCCACTGCTGGCGTGACGACATATCGTCTTCAATCTCTCCCACAAGATCAGAAGATATAGACATCAGGTCTGAGTCATCCACAAACTCAGCAAGATTGGCGTCAAATGGAATATCTTCAGCCGCCATCGGCTCGTCATCCATCAACTCACCAACTATGGCAGAACCATCTTCCATTTCCATAATTCCGGGTTGGGCTGGAAACTCTACAACGTCAATTGCGGACTCTAAACCTTCAGGAATTGGCAGATTGCCCCCTGCCCCTAATCCTCTTTCAATAGCCATCTGTAATCCTTTACTGTGTTATTGGGTGAAGCCGGGCGCGGCGCACATGTGAACGTGTGGGAAGCAACACATTGCGATACGGTAGAAGGGCAGACCGTTTTCCAGCGCCCAGCTTCTCTTTCATTACATAATGTCCCTTTGATTACCGTCATCGTCAGGATTCATTTCTGAATCAGCGCTGTCACTTACAGGAACACCAAGCTCCCACAGGTTGCAGACGTTCATCTTGTCACAAGAAAAATTAAGTTCGGAACAATATCCCATTCCGTCCTTATAGCCAATACCCTCATCCATGCAGGCAATCATTTTCGATCGAATGTCAAAATACTCACAAGTACCGCAACGAGCATTTTTGTTTTCCCACGTTCCCGTGGCCGGGCCGTAAGCGTAGTTTTCCATAGCCGACTGACGATTCTCATCATTAACCCTCTTGTCTTCAGTGGACACAGGGCAGACGAACTCCATATCTTCAGGCTCAAAGCCCTCATCTGGAATTATATCGTCTACATTGATTTCGATCTTGATCGTTTTCATTACCGCACCTTACAGCTTCTCTTGCCGCCTTGGTATGCTTTACCCATGCCACGAACAGCGCCGCCGTCAAAAAAATTTGCTGGCTTCATAAGCTTTTTGAGGCTTTCTATATCTTTGTCACTAATTGGTCTTTCAGGCTGTATTTTTTTAGGTTTAAAAGTTTTTCCAGACTTTTCGATCTCACGGATTGTTTCTAAAATTTTTGGTGACATTTCCGTAGTCTTTGCCAAACCGCCCTTGTCAAAACCCTTAACCTTGCCCCCCTTGTTGTACTGTTGAGCCTTTGGGGACTTTTTGAACTTTTTAGCCATTCTGTCTGCAATCCTTTCTTGCTCTTCTGCGTTTGTGGGCTTGTTTGTGCTACGCTCACCTAAAAACCTTTCAAGCGGTGTAGGCTTGGGCAACGGCAGCGGGCCTTTGTATTTTTTACCTGACATAATTGTCTCCTATTTATGAACCTTGCCACCACAAGCCATCTGCTTGCGTGGGGACATTAAAATTGGGCCGCCCTTTTTCTTCTTTACAGCACCGCCACCACTGTACCTTTTAAAAGGAGGCTTTTGCCCCTGCAATATTTTTATAATATTAGCAATCGTGCCTCTTTTTTGAAAAACTCTAGGAGGGGTTTTCTGGAAGCCTTTTTCAATCACTTCGCGTTTTGTAAATTCACCAGCCATCAGTAATACTCTCTTTTACGTCTATAGTTAAAAAAATCTTCATCTTCCTCGTCTGAACGAGTGCGAACAAAACTTCCTTGCCTAAAACGTAGTATAGCCTGACTCATGCTATCAGCCAAGTCATCATGTTCCCCATTGGGAAACGCAGCGCACTCTTCAATTACTTCTTCAGCCCATCGCGTTTCAGGAGCATATACCATACCAGATTCAAAGACCGGCGCACAGGCATTCATGCGAGAAAATTTATCCGCACCACGACCCGGCGTGAATCCGCTAACAGGTATACCCATTTTTCGTAGATCTTGCGTGAGCGGCGTACCAGACGCCTTCTGCTCGATAAGAACTAAGTCTGGCTCGTAGTCTTCGTACAAGCGCAGTGCCGCGTCTTTAAGCTCTGGAAACTCCCATCGACCCTTTTCAGCGTCCAGCAATATGATCGCCGCCTCATCACCATCGTCAGGATGAAACACACCCCATGTTGTAATCGCGCTAAAATCAGACCTTTCGCTTTTCGTGAAGGCCGTATCATAGGACTGGATGATGTACGAACATACAGGTGGGTCATCACGATCCCAAACATTCCACCACTCCCTTTTTACAATTGCGCCTTCTTCGGCTGTCGGATTCTGTAAATACTGTGCATTCCATTTGGCAACAGGAATAGACGCCCTAACGCCTTCTAGCTCGTCCCTGCTCCAGAATTCGGGCCACAACACCCTGTCGGTGTCGGGAAATATCGCTGGGAACTCCACAACCTCCCATTTGTCCGCCCCGCCCTCGGCCTGCTTCTGCAACACCTTCGCTGTCAAATCCCTGATCGACCACCGCGTCATCACGATTATGATCGCTCCGCCCGGCTGTAGTCGCTGTCTTGGGCCTGATGTATACCATTCGTAGATGTTATCCAACGCGGTAGGTGACAACGCATCCTGCTCAGATACAGGATCGTCAATAATACACAAGTTCGCACCACGACCAGCAAGCGCACCGCCTACACCAACAGCGTAATACTCACCACCCATATCCGTTGACCAACGACCAGATGCCTTCGCATCTTTTGCCAACGCTAACTCTGGAAACACATCACGATAGACTTCACTGTCAATAAGGTTCTTGACCTTACGACCAAAACCAACAGCCAGTTCAGCCGTGTGTGTCGCCTGAATGATCTTCGTTTCAGGCTTTTGCCCCATAACCCACGCAGGAAACAAGTAACTCGCAAACTCTGACTTCGTATGTCGCGGCGGCATGTTGACGATCAGACGCTTTAACTCACCACGAGCAACCTTTTCAAGCTTCTCTGCAAATATCTTATGATGATTTCCAGCAATAAAAGAAGGCCATACATGCTTTACAAAACTTAAAAAGCTCTTTTGATAAGTCTCACGATCATGAAGCTCCTTGAATTTGTCCAAGTGCTTTGCCAGAGCCTCTAACTCTGCGTCAGTTAGATACTCTGTCGGTATATCAAATGTAGATTCCATTGCCCTATGCCGCTGTTAACGACTCCAAAAACTTTCCTGCTGCTGCATCCAAAACAGAACCGCCGTTAGCTAACCCAATAGGCGATTTCGATTGACCAAGACGCGCCAGCATCTGCTGATAACGCTGCATCTCAGCTAAAGAATACGGATTAATCTGACCTGTTTGCGGCATGCCATAACCAACAGGCATCTGACCTGAGAATGGGGCAGATGTGCGGGTAGATGGAGCCAAGACAGGGCCGGGGGCTGTCGGCGCTGATGGTGCGCCCATGCCCGGCATTTGATTTGGTGTTGTTGACGCCGGAACTTCTTCAGGTGGAAGCGGAAGCAAGACATTATCATCACCACCACCAGATTGATCGTAACCAGAGCCGTCAGTGACAGTATAACTGTTTGTTTCTGGATCAAATACAGAACCACTCGCAAACGGATCATATCCGGGGCGTCCACTGTATGTGCCTGTTCCAAAAATTCCGCCAGTAGGATTTACCGTGCCAACCAACTGACCTGTTCCTGCATCAGTAACACCATAATGTCCGCTTTCAACTATGTCTGTAAGTCTTTCAGCAGCAGCAGACTTTCGAACATCCTCTGCGACACCAAGAACTTCATCAACAGCTTTGGCAAAACCAACACCGGGAAGCACATCAGCAAAAATACCAAGCTTGTCTAAAGAGCCTGATTGATCAAGAGTCTGCCGATCAATAGCACTACTCATTTGCGTTTCAATGTCTTGAAGCATGTTTCGATCTGGACGATTCTGACCACTTACAGTTTGTGCCATAAAGTTGCCAAGAGCGCGTTCCTGATCTGTTAAGTCAACATTCTTACCGTAAGCGGCACCTGACATAACAGGTGCGCCGTACTTATCATAGCCAACGACCGCATCTAAATTCTTGCCAGTCAAACCCGTTGCTGCGGCGGCTGCCTTGTCTATGGTAGAAGCGCTGCTAGGTCTAGAATCCAATGCTGGCATTGTCCCCATTTGGTTCGCTTGCATTGTACCCGGCGCAGCATTGAAGCCACTCCCCAATATACTATTGGCTAATGCCTCCACCTCTGGTGTGGTCATGTTCATTATATCAAGATCATCAATCGTCACACCAAGCTTTGAACCTAAAAGACCAGAATTAACAGCATTACTTGTGCCAGTTGTTCCTGAAGACTCAATCTGACCGCCAAGAATACCGGACTGCAACTGATTGTAGGCTTCTTTAGCGGCTTGCTGCTCTGCCTTTGTGCCAGCCATGACTTGACCAGACACTTTTCCTGTTACCGGATCTATTGTGTTAACAGGTTGACCAGTTACAGCAGAAGTTAGCATGCCAGCCTTTACAGCCTGCTCTAGCTGCGTTCTGTTCGCAGCAGCATCATCAACACCATAGTCAACAAAATCAGAAGGGTTAAATGAACCATCGTCATTGCCATAATTACCACTGCCGAAGTCATCACCCTCTTCACCAGCAAACGGATCGTCATCGCTAGGCCCAGAATAACCGGGGCCGTTCATAACGCCAACATCGCCCATTTCATCATCAGAGGCATTGTCAGAGTCATTGCCGCTGTTATTATTGCCGCCGCCGCCGCCACCACCGCCGCTAGACGAACCGCCACTTTCATTGCCGGAACCGCTACGAGAATCACTGTCACCACCCATACCCGGCTCTGGGTAAGAAGGAATACCCATAGGGCCAGCCTCACCAGTTCCACCCAAAGCCTCTAAAATGTCAGCTTCGTCTGGAGTGATGTATGTGAGCATATGCTCCTGACCACGGATGGTAGTCTCACGAGGCGGTACAGGGCCACCGTCTGCAAACTTGTATTCAGGGCCTAGCCTTTCCGGCCCTGAATAAAGACCTGTACTTTCATCAAAATACTTTGAGCCACCCGCGTAGCCTTGAATCGGCCCCATCATATTCTCAGTAAAGCCTAGCTCACCCGGCGGAAGGGACGTAAATCCGGGGGGCATTTGACCAGAAGTTACACCACCAGTGGGGCCGACATCCATGAGGTTAGACATTAATGGTTGCTGGTTCGGGTTCATGAGATTGTAATTATATTGTTGAACGAAATCCTCATAACGACCTTCGCCCGGAAGCTGAACTCTGCCCATGAACCCAGCGTCACGCTGCCTTTTTGCATCCGCTTGCGCGGCTCGCCAAGCAGAGTTTACATCACCGGGCGACGGCGCAACACTACCAACAGGCATACCTTCATCCTGCCTAGGTATGTTCATCCCATCTAGAAAATCCAATGGCCCTTGTGACATGCTGCCAAAACCGTCATTAGATATGCTGGCGACAGGGCCTGAAGAATCTGTACCGCCACCGGGCTGATAAACAGAATTAGCAACAGGGGGTAACGGAGGAGGCATGTTACCACCACCAAATCCACCGCCTGTAGACATAGGCCCAGAAGGAGGAGGCGGCATTCCACCACCATAACCTCCGCCACCACCCTGACCACTACCATAAATAGTCGTGTTCAAAGCCTCAACCATCTGGCTAGACATCTGACCAAGATCATTCAAACCACCAACAATACCGCCCTCATGGAAGCCAGCACTAGGCTGCATGGGAATCTGATTCATATATTGCGGCGAAAATACGTCAATGCCCGCATCCATAGGCATGGGAGGCATCATGGCAGGCTGTGGCATCATAGGCATTTGCGGCATAGGCATCGAGGGTGTCGGCATAGTCGTGCTGATGCCATTCGGCATAGCAGCCGGAGCCTGTGCAGGGCCAGAGCCTACACGCTCACGCATAAACTGACGAAACCGCTGACGCTGATTAGGGTCTGTCTTGAAATCTAATGCCTGTGGCTGTGGTTGTGCAGCCGGAGGTGGTGCCATTGGCCCCATGAAGTTGGACATGAGTGTACCCTTTGTAATTACATAGGGCCAATGATAGTTTATTTATCGAATTTTGACAACAGGAAGGAAAGCTCCTCAGAACTTTGTTGTAAAATTTTTTTCACAAGCGGATCTGAAACAGACTGGGCGGCTTTTTCCGCCGCGTCTATCAAGATATCTATTCGGGTTTCCTGAAACTGGGTCAGGGTACCTTCAGCTTTTGCCGTTGGCGGATCAATAGGCTCATCGTTGCCTGTCTGACGAGAAACATAACGCACCGCAAGCTCCACACTCCTCGGTATCTTCTTCTCGCCACGCTCGTAATAACAGTACATACGATGACTCAAGCCCAATATGCTGGCAAAAGACATCTGACTCTTGCCCAAACTGGTGCGTTCACGAGCAAGATCATTGCCCTCCCACATGCTGTGAGACGTTTTAGCCTTGCTTGGCATCAACTTCCTCCAACATTCCGTAACGCATCATGTCTGCGGCAAACGCATCAAGCGTGTCGTAACGCACAGGCTTGCCGCTCCAGTCACAAGCAAGCGCTGCCGCTGTCTTGATCCACTCATTGTTGTCAGTAGATGCGCATCGAGACACATATCTCCACGCATCAATGAAGCCATCAGGCCCTGTAGAGGTGAACTCAATAGGATCACCACCGATTTTTAATCTATATTTACGCATAAAACCCTCCGTTTCTGTCTATATGTAGTATATATAGCAATCATTGCCGCAAGTGCAAGGATTTTTTTTATAAAATTTTTTGGTGGTTGTGGGTCTAAAACTTGGCGCAGCCATTCGCCCATTACAATATAAAAAAAGGGGTGGTGGCATATACCACCCACCCCGATTATCTGAATAAATACAACGGCCTAGGGTACCTAGGCCGCTGCCGTTTATGTTAGCGCAATGCCTCAATTCGGTTCTGCCAGAATTCAAACAATTCATCAGATATGCCATACCATATGCTAGATGGGGCGCGGCGATTAGCTGGCAACATCTCGCATGGCCGGTGATTGTTTATCTCGCGCAATACTTCATAGCCGCCTAAGTCATACTGTCCAGCGCTTGAACCGTACCGGTGGCCGTATTCTTGTTGGCTGTGGTTTTCGACAGCTATGTCACCATTGATGCCAAGGGCATGCAGCTTGCTTCTAATTTCGCTAGCCCTTGCGCGGATGGTGTCGGCATCCCATCCAGTCGCGGCAATCAGATTGCGGGTAGTTGCGCCACCCTCAGAACGCATCATGCTGTAAAGCACTGCCACGCGGCTGCCGCGTCTGAACAATTGTTCAGGCGTTGGTTCCACCTGAGCCGCTGCCATTGGCGTTATGCGGCCATCCATGGACGTTTTAAAGGCTGTTGTGATTACATCAATCCATGCCCATAGCTTCTTTGGGTCAAGAGTGCATGACGGCTGTCTAAACTCGACAGTGCCAAGCCGCGTCCAAGTGTCGAGAGAGACGGCAGCAAACTTGCCATCCCTATCTGCTGCCAGAATAAGCTTGGCAGTCTTGGCATCTGTTTCAGCCATAAACCTGTCATGATCGCGGCCACCTGTCGCCACATGCTTAATGGATGTTGACATCCAATTGCCCATCCTGTCGCGCCGCTTTGATGGCAGCATAGACTGGATGGCGTCCCAATTATCAGCCCATCTGACGATAACATCTTTTGCCAGCATTAAATCCATGACTTTAAAATCACGGCCAGCATAGTGATTGCCAGTCGCGGCCATGTGCCGCTTTGATGAACGCCAAAATTCTGATGGCGGATGAATATCGCCATCCTGCATATTGACGCCAACATGGATATGCAAACCGGCTGTTATATCCTGTTGCGCTCTAAACTGCCGCTGGCCGCGTCCGCCCTTGTTATCAATCCAAGTTAACAGCCGCGCGATATCGTCACGGCATTCAGGACAATCAGCCATAGGCGGGGTGATTATCTCAGCGGCTATGCCCCTTGTGCTTTCATCTTTGCATTGAACCCAATTGAAACCGGCGTCGCTTAATTCATCAGCCCACCTTGCATAATCCCAATTTTCATTGAATGGGGTAAAGTCGCTGTTATTGTAGGCGTTTTGTGCCATGCCGCGCGGGCTGGAAAGCGGCTCTTTATTGGCAATCTCGAATTCGCATCCAACTGTAAAATAGTAAGTCATTGTTTTTATTTCCTTTTTCTGGTTTTTGAGGCCCACCTTCGGCCTCTTGTCTAGTTTATAACATAGGCAATCATTGCAATCAACAACTTTATCTCTTTGTTTTTGTTGAATAAATTGGCATCGAGAGAAAAAGACGAACAATTGTTCGGGTTTTAATATTAATTGATCGTGCAGAGGGGCGCATGTGTAAGAGGGCCTGCAAAAAGGGGGCCTATTATGGCCCCTGTGCGAATCCCCGATGAAAGAATGCCCGATAGAATGATGCCCGATCATAAAAAAAGCACGGGCGAACCCGTGCTTTTCCCGAACAATTTTCCCCGGACTACTTCACGGCTTCGACAATTTGAGTCACTCCGTTGTTGGGGATATAGCACAGCAGACAATTTTTACACTTCTGACCAGTACAATTTTGCTTTACGGCGCTTTTCTTGCTGACATTGTTAAACGTGCGGTTGAAAAATTCAGGCACGTTATCCATAACCGCGTCAATTTTGGGGTTGCTATAGATCAAGATTAGGTTGCTAGGCTTTTCGTTCTTGCTATAAAACTTGCGGATAAGGTCTTTTCTTTTTGTCCACAAAGCAAATGAACAATGGGGATTGTGCAACGTGATGTTATGCAAATTCTCCAAATGCGTTAGGTTGATCAATTCCCCATGAGCCGAGAAACGAAAAAAGGCATCAAGGATGGTCGGCAATAAATGATTTGAGATAATGCCTAATGATAAAGCATCGCTATTGCGTTGCCATGCTGGCGCGCAATTCTTGCGCATGCCTTGCAGCATTTCCATGCTGTAACACTTGGTGCAAATGATGTTCTCTTTCTTGCTATTATACATCTTCTGACAAAATTTGTTTGTTAGTGTGTTTGTGCTAATGGCTTTAAAGCCTTCTAGCTTGCCGGTCATGTTTGAAATTGTAAGCATTGTCGTGTCTCCTTCTGGTTTATGCTTATATATAAGCAACTATTGCAAACACTGTCAACAATAAAAACACAAAAAAAACAAAAAAGATTCACGAGTTAAATCCGGGGCAAATTACGAACAATTGTACTGGTTCAGGCCCGGGGCAAAAAAAATGGCAGCACAGGAACCAGAACCCGTGCTGCCACCGGATCAGGGACTCGTCCGGCCATCCCCGATCATAAATTGTTCGGGTTACGAAGCCCGAGAAGTGGCGACTCCCGTTACCATCGTCAGGGCGAAGATCATCACGATGCCCGCGTGAACGAAGAACGACCCCGTTACTGCTGGGTCTGGCTCCGCAGCCGATGCAAAGCACAGCCCGATGAACCCGATACCTGTTAGTGCGTTACCTAGCTTACGCATTTTCTTCTCCCCTCGTCACATTTACCAACTGCCATGCTAACTCGTGCAACATAGCTTCCTGATTATCACCCTCGTCTACGCCAATTCCCTCCATTACACAGTTAATTGCGTCTACTACCGCTTGTACCTTCTGGTCTGCTGTAGGTACAGCGACTACGCCATTACCAATATAGATGCCAGTTTTCCAGTCAGGCTTTACTTGTGGGGTTTTCATTTCGTCCTCCTTTGTTAAGCACACATATATATAAGCAACTATTGCAGATGGTGTCAACAAGAAAAAAGAAAAAAAATAAAAAAAGATTCAGGTTGCTGAAGATCTGCTGTCCGAGCTGGGGGCCGGGGACAAGCAGAACAATTGTTCGTATTGAGGCTTGGGAAGCTCCTCGTCCCCCGGCACGGAGGAGAGTGTACCGGGGGAGACCAAGGGAGACTCTCGATGATGTCCCGATTCAGGCCCCGGAGTCAACCCCGAACATAACAATTGTTCGCGTTCAGGCCCCGAGCGCTCGTCCCGGCCCGCCGAGTCCCCCGGCAACTTCCAGATTCCCGGCCCGTTCCCGAACAATTATACGGTTCCCCGAGTCCCGATCCGGGGATGTCCCCGAGCGCATCGGAGAATAGCGCCCGCAAACCCGCAGAAACCCTAACCCGAGGCCCCGATCCCGAACAAATCTACGTCTACAAGGCCCCGAGCAGGCCACGAACACCGCCTCCTCCCCCCGCACGGGGTGTGTGGTATTATTTTACCGTATCCTGCTTATCTTGCACTATATCTTGTGCCTCATGTTCAATAACGTCTACATCTGGTGTTACGTTAGTCATGCGCGACTCAGCCAAACGCTTGTATTCCGCCAGTTTTGCGGCGATCTGATCTTTTGTTTGCGCTGTGATATCTTCCTTGACAACGTGCTGCTTGTTGATAAGTAGCCCTGCTGCCTTCAAACGCAACTCTTCAGCCCGAATTGCTTCGCTAAATCGCCCGTTCTCCCACGCTTGATCCCGTAGCTTTTTAAGATCCCGAACTGACTTGTCGATTGTCACCCCGA